CTTTTGAGAGTACGGACGGCAACCAATACCTCACCCTTAACGATGCAATCTTCGGAACGCTCGATAATAATCTTTTAAGTTTCTAAAGGAGACACAACATGGCAACACCACCAGTATTTACATCAGGAGCAATCCTCACTGCAGCCCAAATGAACGCTGTGGGACTTTGGCGTATCAGCAGCGGAACACAAGCCTTAACAAGTACGCCCACAGCCTTTGCAAGTTTGTTTGCTGGTTCTGATTTTGCAAATTATCGGATAATGATTAAAACCACCGCATCATCTGGCGGAAACAGATTGCTATTTCGTTTTTTAGCAAGTACGACACCATCAACCGCTGCGTATTATTGCGGCGGTGTAGGCGGCGACTACGCATCAGCCGCATCTGTTTATTTTGACAGGTCAAATAACGCCTCGGCTTTGTCACTTGGGCCAGCAGTCGGCAGTACTGCAAGAATTGCAACTCTTGACATTATTGGGCCAAACGTGGCAAACAAGACTTTGTACTCAGGTTATTACTCGGACGCAAGCAATAACGTTAGTTTTACTATCGGTGGTGTTCATGACGTCGTTGCAGCGTATGACGGCTTTGACATTGGCACCAACACAGGCACTCAAACTATTGAGTGGGAACTTTACGGATACAACAACTAATGCGTAAAAGCCTAATTCTATTGGTGTTTTTAGGTTCGCTTACCGCTTGCGCAGACCGTGAACGCCTTAACTGCCCACCTACAAAAAACAAAGCGCTACGCGGAGTAACCGAAACAATCTCAACAACAATTGCACCCGCTTATGGCGATGGAGGGAAATGCGTATGAAACCAGACAAGAGACATAGCAACGAAGAAATCAAGGCACGACTTATCTTTGTTGTAGCCATCGGCTTAACGCTTGCCTTCGTTCTGTCAATCATCTCACTTCTCTACGGCTTACTGTTTGTGACTCAACCGCTCGAAGTCTCACCCAACGATGATGCAGCATGGTCTGTACTGTCGCCAATGCTTGCCACGTTGACAGGTGGGCTCTTGGGAGTATTAGCAGGTAACGGGCTTAAAGACAGACCGAAAGACCCACCAGCACCATGAGCGTCCGTCCTTACCCTTATTACCCATCTTGGGATGGCAAGCGCACACAACCCGTTACAGCGAAACTTGTTGAACTTTGCAAAGCACGTTGGGGTCTGACCTCGCTAGGCACTTACGTCAATCGGCCAATGAGATCAGGAGCAAGCCTCAGCGTTCACGCCACCGGGTACGCAGCCGATTTGAAATACAAAGACGAAGCCCAAGCCCGAATCATTTGGGACTGGTTCCTTGCCAACAGCAAAGCCCTTGGACTTTGTGAAATGCACTGGTACGCCTATGGTGCCTACGGCGCTGGCTACCGTTGCTCTCGTGGCGAAGGCAAAGCAGGCGTAAAGATTTACACAGAAGATGACAACGCAGGTTCCTACCAAGGCTCCCCAAATTGGTTCCATATAGAGTTAGCGAACCAAACGCCAGAGCACTTCGAGCAAGTCTTTCGAGCGTTGAAATAAGAACTCCCAGTATTGTTTGAGCGTTACTGGGGCTAGGTGGTGGGTATCTTTGTTTCCATTGGGATATCCACCACTGACTTCGCCAATTGTGTATAGTCACATTCAGCCACTCAAAGGGCTCTAACCAAAGGAAACACCATGACAGACCAACCGTCCCTATTTGATGAACCACTAGCCATCGCACTACTAGAAGAAGCCATTGAGCGCGTCGGCCTCAATGCAGACATTTCATGGGCAGTAGAAGCCCTTAACATTGTTGGGATGTTATCCATCGAGCGTCACGACTTCACCACAGATGACGTCTGGGAATGGATGAACCATTTACACCCCGAAATGACAACCCACGAACCAAGAGCCATGGGCGCTGTCATGCGTAGAGCCTCACAAATGGGTCTGTGCGCCCCCACAGAGCGTTACAGCAAGTCATTGCGACCAGAGTGCCACCGACGCCCAATCCGCGTTTGGGAGGGTATCTAATGACCGACACCCAGTTCATTTACAGTTTCATAATGGGATGGGTGTCATGCTGGCTATTCCTCAAAATGATGGCAAACCGACCATGATTCCCACATGGGGATACCTTCCGTTAGTGTCTAAAGACAAATTGACACTCGTTCAAATCTTCACGGATTTGAAAACAGGCGAACATATCAGGATTACAGTCGCGCATCGCTTGGCTCCCTACCTGAGTTGGTCGCCGCCTATTGAAGTAGAGAGAACCTGAAACGCATCATGGCACTAGCCCTTCTCGTTGTCCTATCCGTACCAGCCCACGCAAGTGCGGCTTCCAACTCCCACGCCAAATACAAAGCCGTACTTCCAGACGCTTATTATGATCAGTTAGCCCGATGTGAAACTGGTGGCAACTGGCAACACTCCACCAAGTCCTACACAGGTGGTCTTGGCATTCACCGCCAGACTTGGCGAACATGGTCAGACACGCCCAGTGCAAAAGGGCGTAGCCCCATCGAGCAAGTCAAGGTGGCTGATGCCATCGCCTTCAAATCCCACATCAACCCAGACGGACGCAAAATATGGCGCGTTGGGCCTTGGGGCTGGGGCTGCCTAAAAGGGCAAAAACATTTACAAAAGTTCATCTGCCAATCCCGTCACAAGGATGTGCAAAGATGGAAACGCAAATGCTAAACAAAGGAAAACAATGGAAACATCAACAGGTGAACTAATCGCCAAACTAACCAATCTCAGCCACAACCTTGCGCTCGAACTTCGCTTCAAAGAATCAAGCCTCATCCTCGAAGCCGTTGGCGCTCTGCACACGCTGCCAAACATTGCCGAAACAATCCGCAATTCATGGCATCCCTCAATGAACGACAGTGGGCCTTCAAAAGGCTTGTCATACATTTCGAGCGCTCAATTAGTTGATGCTGATGAGTGATTACATCCACAAAGACGACGCTTACGAATGGCTCCGGGACAAAGAAATAACCTTTGCTGAGGATGACTTTGCAAAAGTACAGGCAGAGCGCGACGCGCTCAAAGCCAAAGTTCTTGAATTGCATACCGAAGTAGAGCGCCTATCAAGGGAGTTAGCCCGTGGCCTTTAATCTTGACGATTACGAACCAGTAGCCAGTCGCCTTGACCGCTTCTTAAAGGCTCACCCTGATGCCCGTGTCATCACAGACCTTGTGCATTACCTAAGCGACATTGCTGTGTTTAAAGCAGAACTGTGGCTTGACGGCGAAATCATTGCTACGGGCTGGGCAGAAGAAATCCGTGGGCAAGGCAACGTAAACAAGACCAGCCACCTCGAAAATTGTGAAACAGGCGCTGTGGGTCGCGCATTGGCCAATGCCGGACTATCAGGCTCAGACTTCACTAAGCGCCCTAGCCGTGAAGAAATGGGCAAGGTTGTGCGTATGCAAGGCGACACTCAAATTACAGAGAACAGCAACCTTGCCAGCGACAAACAGCAAAACATGATTCGTGCCGTATGCAAATCGATGGGCAAAGTGCCACCAGCCAATCTTCAAGGCATGACTAAACGCGAAGCCAGTGCCTACATTGACACGCTCAAATCAGGCGAACAGCCAGCCCCCACTTATGACTCACCAGAGGAGCCGTTCTAATGGCTGATGACATTGTGACCCTTATGCGAACCGATGTTCAAGAATGTGACTGCAATTTTCGTAGTGAAAAGTGCATTATTTGCATTACTGAAATCCGAGCAACCGATGAGATTGAACGCCTAAGCGATGAACGGGACAAATGGCAACTTATGGCAGCCGACCTTGCCGAACATTTAGAGAACGCTTTATATAGCGACGAATGGAAAACAAGAGAATACGCCATTGTTGCCTTTGGAATGTTTGAAAGAGCACTACCTCATTGGCGCAAAGGCCGAAATCCAGAAAGTACCTTCTAATGGTTGAGTTCTTCACTCTTATCATCATGTGCATCTCACTGTTCATGTGCGGCTTCCTGCTAGGCAAAGACCAATGACACCAATAAGTGAAGCGTCCTTTCAAGCACAGGTCAAAAGCCTCGCTTATATTCACGGCTGGTCACTGCATCATTCGCAGCCCTCAATGACACGCACAGGGCGATACATCACCACAGGATCCACAGGCTTT